GGATCGACTCCCTGCACGTCACCCTGGGCGAGTCCCACGAGGAGCTGCTGCGCACCGGGGCCCTGGCCGCCGGCGACCAGGCCGGCGCCGAGTCCTACGGCGGAGAAGTCCGCTGGCGTGACATGACCACCAAGACGGTGGCCGTCATGATGGATGCGCTCGGCAAGGCAGCGACCATGCTTGACGTTCCGCGCAAGGGCCTGTGGCCCATGATCCCGGGCGTCACCAACGGCCAGCTCGACGACTGGGACGTGCTCCACGAGGAGCAGATCCAGGAGATGCAGGAGCAGGACGTGAAGCTCGCGCAGGCCACGGCCGCACGGGCCCAGAAGGTCTCCGGCCAGCCCCAGGGCGCGCCGAAGCCGACCTCCCCCAACGGCACGCAGAAGAAGCCGCTGAATGGCAACTAGCCCCGAGGTCCTTGCGGCCGAGCGGCTCCACCAGGCCGCCCAGGCCAGGCTCGGTTTCGCCGCAGCCTTTCTGTCCCTTGCCGAATGGCAGGCCGTTGCCCCGTTGAACCCGGCGGGCACGGCCGCCTCATGGCTGACGTTCTCCCTCAAGGCAATCGTCGCCATCCGCATATTGTCCCGAAGACTGGCAGTCCAGCACTATCAGTTGATCCGGGCTCTGGAGACCGGACGCACGCTCGGCGTGCCGGAAGGGTTTCCAGCCACTACAGGCAGCACCACGCTCGGTGACTTGCGAAGCAACTTTCGCGCCACCGCACTGGACATCGCCTCCCTCCCGTCGCCGCGCTCCCGCAGCGACGACCCCGACCTGCGCTGGTTTGAGGAGCAACTCGCCTCGATCCCGCCGGACTTCCTCCCGGGCGCGATCCATCTCGACGACATCGAGGTGGACCCGTTCATCCAGGATCTGCTGGACGTGGAGGGTGACGGGGACGCAACGACGATCTCGATCGACAAGTACGCATGGCCCGAGGACATGTCGGCCGACCAGGTGGACAAGGCCTACCGCGACCTGCTCAGGAAGCAGACCACGGACGCCGCCACCAAGGTCAACGACCTGCGCAAAAGCGCGGACCTGTCCCCCGATGAAGCCCTGACCCAGATCGAGACCACACACGACTCCGCGGGATCCATCGGGTCCGGGACCGTCGACTCCGCCGGCATGGCCGGCGGACGGAACGCCATCCTCAACGCCATCAGGGACGACAGGCTCGTCCTCGCCGTGGCGCGGGGAACGGGCCCCGATCCCTGCGCATTCTGCGCGCTACTCGCAGGCCGCGGCTTCGTCTACAAGAGCGAGGCCACCGCGGGCGTCGGAGACGACGAGGCGATAGTCAAATATCACATCCACTGCCATTGCTACCCGATCTTCCGTTTCATACGGGCCTCGGAGCTGCCTCCGCTCAACGCCTACTTCCAGGAGAAGTGGATCGACGTGACGGACGGCTACAGCGGCCATGACGCAGTCAAAGCCTGGCGGCGCTGGATCTACAAGCAGCGCAAGGCCAACCCCGGCGCGCCACACGGCGTGTCCATCTTCGCAAAACCGTAGTCCCAGGAGGACGAAAGAAAACATGTCTGAGCAGCAGACGCCGGGCCAGGAGCCCGCAGCAACCCCGCCGGCGAACACCGTGGAAACCGACCCCTGGGCCGCGTTCCCCAAGGAGTTCAACTGGGTCCGGAAAGAGCTGGAAGACGCCCGCAAGGAAGCCGCTGACAAGCGCGTCCTCGCCCGCGACCTTCAGGAAAAGCTCGGTTCCGCCAAGACGCCGGAGGAAGTGCAGCAGGCCACTGCTGCGTACGAGACAAAGGCACGTGACCTTGAGGTCGCTCTCGCCCGCGAAAAGGTAGCCCGCAAGTCCGGGCTGAGCGACGAACTGGTCGAGTTCCTGACGGCCAACACCGAAGAGGAACTCACTGCACAGGCAGCAAAGCTGGCCGGCCTGAAGCCGGCCACGAATGACCCTGTCGTGGTCACGGTCCAAGAACCCCGTGGCGGACTCGACCCCTCCGTATCGCCGAATGAAACAAGCGGCTATGACGAGTGGGAAAAGTACAAAAAGAACCGCCACTAGCCTCCCCCACCAACAGCGCCTTAGGGCGCTTTTCTTTTGCCCTCCGAAAGGGACAACGAAATGACTTACACGCCTAGCCTTAAGGTGAAGCCGGCGGTCCTGGTCCAGGCTGCAGTCTCCGCACTGCGCGACCAGCTCATCATCAGCAACACCGTCACCAAGCGCTCCGACATGACGACCTTCTTCGCATCCGTCGGCGACACCCTCTCTTACCGCGTCAAGGGCACCGTCCCCGTGCGTACCTACACCGCGCGCAATGATCGCGCTCAGCCCATCGTGACGGACTCATACGCCGAGACCGTCGTGCAGCTGACCATCGCGGCTGATCGTCCCTACAGTGCCATCAAGATGACCGACGAGCAGCTCGACTGGGATTTCCAGGACGGATGGGGGGACATTCTGGAGGCTCAGACCAGCTCCATCGCTTCCTACCTCGAACACGGCGTGCTCAACCAGATCCTCAAGGCCCCGTACGAGCGAGTCATCCTCGTCAAGGACGACTCCACCGGCCTGACGGCCGCCAAGGACGCCGACGAATCAGTCTTCTTCAATGCCATTGTCGAGGCCAAGAAAGCCCTCCGGCTGATGCGCACCCCGAACGACACCCTGTTCTGCATCTGCGGCGTGGACTTTGAAGAGAAGATCATCAAGTCCCGGCGCTTCCTGAAGGACCAGGGCACCGGAGACGCTGCGCTGACCTCCGCAACCCTCGGCACCATCGCCGGAGTCACGCTGGTTTCTTCGACCCAAATCCCCGCCGACGAGGCTTACATGTATGCGTCCAGCGGATTTTTGGTGTTCACCGGAACCCCGCGCATCCCCAAGTCCGTCCCGTTCGGTGCCTCGGCAACCGCCGGCGGATGGGCCTTGCGTTGGCTCCAAGATTATGATACGGCTTACCTGACCGACCGTTCGGTATTTGACACCTACGCAGGTTACTCCTACGTGCGTGACCGCCTGGCTGTCTTCGACGGCTCCAGCCGCGAGATCGTCTCCACCGACGAATACTTCGTCCGTGGCGTGAAGCTGGCCCTCAAGTCCAGCACCTCCGCGATCGAGAAGAAGCCCGGCGACGGCTCCTCCACCACCCCCGGTGGCTCCGCCTCCAGCTTCCTGGCCAAGGCCTACAACCTCCAGCCGATCACCGGCCCGGTTGTTCAGGGTGAGCCCTTCCCCCTCGGCGGTAACTACCCCGGCGCCAAGCTGACCGCCACCGCGGCCATCACCAAGTCCGGCTCCACCGTCGGCTCCATCGCGGTCACCGGCCAGGGCTACGGCTACACGTCCACCCCGACGGTCACCATCTCCGGCGGCGCCGGCACCGGCGCAACCGCCGTGGCCACCATCACCAACGGCCAGGTCACCGCCATCACCGTGACCGCTGCGGGCACCGGCTACACCGGCACCCCGGTCGCCACCGTCGCAGCCCCGTAAGGATAGGCAATGCCAGCACTAGGAACAGTCGCGCAGATTGCGGCCCGCATCGGCGAGCCGATCACCGCGCCTGAAGACATCCAGCTGGCGATCGCCGTTCTCGACGAGGCGTCGGAGCAGATCCGGCATTACGCGCAGCAGCCCTATTGGACTGCCGAGACAGCCCCGCCGGTCGCGGTCACCATTGCGGTGGCCGCGGCTGCGCGCGGCTATTTGAACCCTTCCGGCTTCGATATGGAGCGCGGGGATCTCATAACCTTCAATCGTAACAAGGATTATGTCTCGGGCGCAAGCCTTACTGCTCAAGAGATCACGATTATCAAGGCCCTGGGTCGGACCGGCAACGTCCGCTCCGCCGGCCTTGCCAGCTCAGCACGTCCCGTGCCGCGCTCACGGTCCTGCGCCGAGGACAGGGGTTACGCCCCGATCCTTGGGGGCACCAAGCCATTCCCGCTCGGACACGACTGCGGGTTCGGCTGATGCGCCGGTCCATCCTGCTCGACAGGGGCAGGTCCAGGATGCTCATCTACCCCGAGGTCATCGTCATCAACTCCCGCGGCGACCAGGTGAAGATCCCTTCCGAGACTCCGGTCGAGGTGTGGGTCACCACCAGTTACCAGCGCCAGGGTGACGGCGAACTCGCCGGCCAGGTCTCCATCAAGACGATCCGCTGTGTGACCAGGAGCGCCCCCGTGGGCTCCTGGGCCCGCATCGAGTTCGAGGGAGAGGACTGGGACCTCGCGGCCCCGGCCCGGTTCTCCCCCGGGCTGTCCAGGAACACGCAGCACGTCGAGTTCATCATCCGATCCCGCAACAGACTGGATGAGCCCAATGCCTAACATCGACTGGTACCACCCCGCCCGCGGCGGCCGTGGCCCCGAGTCCTCCACCGGGGCCGTGGTCAGCCACTTGCCCGGCGTCCGTGCCGCGGTGCGGCTCCAGGCCAACTCCATGGCCAGCACCGCCTGGCTCACCCTGCTCTTCCACCGACAGACCGGCGCGGCCTCCGTTGAGGTGATCGCACCGCCGACCACCGAGCTGGACTGCCACGTTGCCCTGCACGACACCGACCCCGGCGGCAACGGCAAGGGCGGCCCCAACAAGCACAAGCGCTCGGCAATGTCGATCGAGTTCGGCTGGACCACCAAGAACGGCAAGCACGTCGAGGGCATCCACGCCCTGCAGCACGCCATTAACGTGGCGGCCTCCCGTTACGGAGGCTCATAATGCCGATGCCCCCCGACGAACTGCCGATCTTCGGCTCCGTTGACGGGCTGATCCGGGTGGTCTTCGAGCAGTTCTTTGCCGACATGGACGTCCATGTCTACACCATATTCTCCGAGAACATGCAGACCCCAGCCATCGTCGCCCGGCGCGACCGGCGCTCGGGCACGCTTGCCCTCCAGACCAGGGATGACCGGTTCATGCAGCCGGCCATCATCATGGTCTCGACCATCACCGACGGCCCCGACGCCGACGAGATGGGCGAGGAACTGCAGGAGATGTGCCGCTATGCACTGCGCCAGGCGCAGCAGCTGCAGGTGTCCGTCCCCGGATGCGGGTCAATCGCGGTCCTAGAAGGATCCACGCACCCAGCCAAGGTCGCCGACTGGCAGACATCAACGTCAGTCGTCCAGTATGCCAGCCTGCCAAAAATCGCAGTCCGGTACGAGGCGATCTACCGCTTATTGGTCAGACCTCCTGACCAACAGACCATCACAAACCGCTTCAAGCCCCAGCCATAAGGCGGGGCTTTTTTCATGGGGCTGACGCCCTTCTTCTAGGAGAAACATCTCATGGCACTTGACAGCGCTGCCGTTCTGAAGGTGGGCGTAGGCCACTTCTACACGGCCCCGGTAGGAACCGCCCTCCCCGCAGACCTTCGCAACCCGACCGGAACCTGGACCCACATGGGCCACACCTCGGTCTCCGACATCCTCTCCGCCGCCTCCGAAGGCGGCGAGACCACGACCCTGCGCTCTCTCCAGAACGCAACCCTCCGGACCACGACCGCGGCCCGCACCGAGGCCTTTGTAATGCGACTTTTGCAGTTTGATGCTCCGAGTCTGAAGCTGTATTACGGCTCAAACAGCTCCGTCGACGGCAGCGGAAACGTCAACGTCCCGTCCAACCCGGTCGCCACCGAGGTTGCCTGGCTGGTCGTCTTCTACGACGGCCAGATCACGGCCGGCGTGTACGCCCCCAAGGCCTCCATCCTGCGCTCCGATGACCTGTCGGTCGCTGATACCGAGAACTTGGTTCAGCTCTCCGTCAAGGTCACGCCGCTGCAGAACGGCGCGAATGACTACACCTTCCGGTGGCTGACCCCGAAGGTCATCATGTCCACCGCCACGGCCACCGCCACCCGCACGGCCAACGCCGTCTCCGCGGTCAACGTGGTCTCCGGCGGCTCCGGCTACACCACGGTCCCGGCTGTCACCTTCTCCGGTGGCGGCGGCACGGGCGCAACGGCCACCGCCGTTGTGACCGGCGGCGTGGTCACCTCCATCAACCTGACTGCCGGCGGCTCCGGCTACACCACAGATCCCACAGTGGCTGTCGCTGCCCCGTAGTCCTGAAGACCCCTGCGGGGCCCGGGTGCGGACCCCGGCCCCGCAGGCACCCCTTAGTACCAACTTGGTACGACACCAGTCCGCAACCAGTACCACACCACTACACAGGAGTCCGCACATGTCCGCACTGTCGCTCGATGACCTTCGCAAAGGCGCCGAACAGAAATACCCTGACTTTGAAATTGAGATGGAGGAAGGCCGGGTCCTCGGATTCAAGCCACTCTTCCGCCTGCCCAAGGACAAGCGCAAGGCGGTAGCCGCCGCGTTCGACCTCAAGGAGCGCGTGGAGGCCCTCGGCGAGGACTCCGACGTCGACCAGCCCGAGCTGTTCATTACGGTCATCTCAGAGGCCCTGAAGGCCGCTGAGCGCACCAAGGGTGACCACGACGCCCTGGTCAAGTGGGCCGGTACGGAAGATCTCGGGATCTGGCTGTTTATCTTCACCAACTACTCCGAGAGCACCGACCTGGGGGAAGCGCAGCCCTCGGAGAGCTAATCGACTCCGGGTACGGCGAGGAGATCTACCTCGATCTCAAAGAGTATTGGGACTTCGACCTCGTCAGCTTTCTTGCTGGCGAGGTCTTTTCCTCTATGCCGATCATTCTTGCCATGCTCAGGAACCTTCCCGAGGGCTCGCGCTTTACCGCCGCCATGGCCGTTGACCGTGCCGAGGAGTCTGACGACGCCGGGGACTTCTTCGATGCCGACCCGCGCCGCGAGGCTGTCGCGGATCACCGCACGTGGACCCTGGACCGTCGCCTGCAGGCCACTCAAATCAACGCAACCTACAGCCTCATTCGCGTATCCGCCGAATGGGGCAAGGAAGGGCCGCCGGACTTCCCCGTGATCGGGCCTGCCTCCTGGCAGCCCGAAAAGAAGTCGAACGAGCCAGAAAACCTCTTCGACGTACTCAAACAGATGGGATGGCCAGGTGGCTAATCTAAAGTTGGTCGGTGCCGTGGCAATTAAAGTCAGGCCCGACGCCGATGGTTTCCGCAGGGAAACCCAGCGCCAGGTGGACAAGGAGCTGGCCGGCTATTCGGCCAAGGTCAAGGTCGAGGCCAAGGTCCACGCTGACACCTCCGCGGCCCGGACCGAGATCGAGAGGTTTCAGCAGGAGACCGAGCACAAGATCTTCAACCTGAAGGTCGGACTGGACCATGACTCGGTCCGCCGTGCCCAGGAGC